CAAGAACTAGAACAACTCTGTGCCAAATATATTGGACCAAAAACTTTGTTTGTTGGTATCAGTATTACATTCATATATGCTTTTGATAAAATTAATCATCTATTCAATCACATTAAAGAAAAGTATCCTAACGTAAAAACTTTAATTGGCGGCAATGAAACTCCAATTAGTGGTGTTGATTTAACTAAAGTGGATAGAATCTTTTGGGGTTACGCTGAAGAAGCTGTATTACACTATCTTAAATTTCTTAATAGAAAGTTGTTAAATGATTTGCCTTGGGTAAGTTATAGGGAAACTGCGTCAATCAATGCTGAAATGCTGTATAAGAATGATTCCTCCGATTTAACTATTAAATGGTTGGAGAGTGATTTAATTAAACACAATTTTTTACCTATTGAAATTAGTAGAGGTTGTATTTTTAGATGTAGATTCTGTGCTTTTCCTTTGTTGGGTAAAAAGAAGAACGATTACATTCGCCATGTTGATAATTTATCGGCTGAATTGAGAAGAAACTATGAAATGTTTGGCGTCACGAATTATTGGTTTAATGATGATACCTTTAATGATAATGTAGTTAAATTAGAATATGTTGCTGAAGCTATTGTCAAGAGTGGTGTAAAAATAACATATACGGCATTCCTTAGAGCAGATTTAATTGAAAGATTTCCTGAAACTATCCCTATGTTAGGTGATACTGGTTTAGTTGCTGCAACATTTGGATTAGAAACATTACATCCTGAAGCAAAGAAAGCTATTGGTAAAGGTTTGGATAATGAAAGGCAATTTGAAGCAATTCGCCAACTAAAAAAATACAAACCAACTTACACATATACTGGTATGATTGCTGGATTGCCAGGTGAACCCATCTCTAGTGTTCTTAAAAGTCAGCAATTATTACTTGACCAAAATTTTGAAGTGTTTGATAATTGGGATTGGTGGCCACTTTTAATCAGAAAAGGTTCTGTTAGCCGTTTGAGTGAATTTGAAAAAGAATATGAAAAATGGGGTTATTCTGAAATGAAGCCTGGAGAATACACCGTAAATAAAAATGATGATGATTTTAGATATGCTGGTGAAGATGAAGGTATAATGATTTGGAAAAGCAAATATGCTAATTGGTTTACCACTAGAGCAATTACAGATAGGCTAAACAACGAAACAGAAGCACATAGAATTAAAGCAGGTAAATCCATTTATGGAAATGCCAACAAAGGTGTTAGTATTAATCATGATGTATATGAATTGGTTGGTTTAGGTGTAGATGTTAAAGATATTATTAATGGAACTTTTGATAAGGCTCTTTTGAATGAGAAAATAAAAGAGGCAGACCAAACTATTTTAGAATATAAGAAATTGAAATTGGGTTTATGAAAACTTTGTGGACAAAACAAGAAATATCTATTGGTGATGAGTTGATGACATTAGCAGATAAACTGCGTGATGAATTCTTAGCACACCACTCAGATTATCATACAACATTCAAAGGTGGTAAATCATATGCTTCTGCCAATCCATTGGCAATTTTAGATGAAAATGAAAAGGCAGATTGGAAAGTTGAAGGAATACGATATGCTTTACCTGAACAAAAAATAGAAAACAATATGTTCTCAGATATTTTCCCAACAGCCACAGCATTAACAAAAAAATATATCAATCATTGTGGTTGTAGTGGTTACAGTAGTTTAGAAGCAGGTGGTATAATTAAACGCCATGTCGACATTGAAAATAGGTCACACAATACTGTTAGAATACATATACCATTGGTTATACCTGAAGGCGATACTGGATTTGAAGTGACGGGTATTAAAACCAATTGGTCAGATTTGTTTGCATTTGATAATGGAGAATTACATAGTGCATACAATTTGACAAAAGAAAGAAGATTAATTTACATCATAGATATAACCAGGTCATTTTTAGGAATCCCAAAATAATGTTTAATTTCTGTCCACCAAAAGTTCTTGCTGACTTAAAATCTGAAACCTTTCCTGATGGTAAACGTTACTATACATTAGAAGATGGTACCAAATTACCTTCTGTCACCACAGTTCTTGGTGCTCAGAAAAAAGAAGCCATTATGAAATGGCGTAAAAGAGTTGGTGAAGAAGAAGCCAATCGTGTATCCCGCAAAGCAACCAGTCGTGGTACCAATGTTCATACATTATGTGAAAGATATCTAAACAATGAATCGTTAGGTGATATTATGCCTGATGCTGTTGAAATGTTTAGAACACTTAAGCCATTACTCAACCGTATTAATAATATACATTATCAAGAATGTGCCTTATGGTCGAAACAGTTGGATATGGCAGGTCGTGTAGATTGTATTGGTGAATTTGATGGTGAGTTATCTGTAATTGATTTTAAAACATCTAAGAAAATTAAATCAAGTGCTGAGATTGAAGATTACTATTGGCAAACAGCAGCATATGCCTTGATGTATGAAGAAATGATTGGCACACCTATAAATAATCTTGTAATTATTATGGCAGTTGAGAATGAACAGCCATTAATATTTAAACAACAGACACAAGACCATATTCCTGGTTTGGTGAAAGCAATACAATATTACAAGGACCAGAAATGAAAAAAATATTAGCAATTTTTATACTGACGATGGCAGGATTAGGTTCTTGCGTATCTTCTTATGCGTGGACACAAAGACCAAATGCAGCACAAGCACAATGTATTCCTCAAGCACCTTATGGATTCCCTGCAACAAACCCACCAACATATCCAATTTGCCGTGAAGCATATTTTGTTGGATATGATGCCGGTGCCAAATTACCAAGGTATGTAACATATACTTTACAGCCACAAAATGCTTTAGGTTGCTGGCCTCGTACCAACGCTTTTGTTAAAGATGAAACTACACCTAATGGTGCAAGACCAGATGATTATGCCGGCACAGGATATGATAAAGGTCACATGGCACCAGATGGAGATTTATCTTGGTCACAGCAAGTTGAATACGAATCTTTTTTAATGACAAACATGGCACCTCAAGCCGGCTCATTGAACCGTGGCATTTGGAAGTTACTAGAAACCAATGTTCGTGGTTGGGCTGTACAACGCAATCAGGCATATACTATATACGTTGGTGGTTTATATGGCGCTACTAATAAGAAAATTGGTAATGGTGTAGTTGTACCACACGGTTACTATAAAATTGTTATTAATAATACCACAAAAGAAGTTGCGGGTTGGGTATTTCCACACACAGAACCTTACCCAAATCTTGGTAACGATTTAACTAAATTCCGTGTAGGTGTCGCAATGATTGAAGGACAAGCAGGCGTAGACTTTGCTTTCCCTAAAAACGCCAAGGAACTTGCACCTGGTCAAGAATGGCCAATTGATTATGGTGCCTTGACTAACGCCAAGCGTGCCAAATGTGGTAGTAATGCCAAAGATGATTGATTTTTAAATAGTTTTATGTTATAATAGTTTCCTATTTCGTTAAAATAGGTGGTGGGTCGGACTTAATTTGGATAAATAATATTACTAGACAACACACACAACTGTCTAGTAACACACATAACACACAGGAGTAATAATATGACACCATATGAAATTCGCCTAGAATTATTAAAAATGGCACAAGGTTTAGTATCTGATGAGTATTCTTATAACAGAAGCGCTAAACTAGAACAATGGCACACTCAGGTTGAGGCAGCAAAGATTGCCGGTTTAGAATCACCTGATATCCCCGAATTGCCAAATTTCCCCACAGAAGCAGACATAGTTAAGAAGGCAGAAGCCCTCAATCTATTTGTTTCACAAACCCCTCCACAATCTGAAGTAAAAATAACAAAGAAAACGAATTCGTAATTGGAGAAATCGTGCTGCGGTTTGGCACGAACATCAAAAAGGAAGAAAGATGTTAAGTATTAAAAAAACTATAGCAGTTACATTAAGTCTGTTAGTTGTTGCATATGTCACACCAACATTATCCAATGAGATAACTAAGAAAGAAATTTCTGAAAGTTATAATAAGCAAGTAGAATGCCTTGCCAAAAATATCTACTATGAAGCAGGTAGTGAATCTTATGAAGGTAAATTAGCAGTAGCACAAGTCACATTGAACCGTGTTAATTCTGGAAAGTTTCCATCCGATATCTGTTCAGTTGTCTATCAAAAGACAGTAGACCAAAATTTAAGAACCGTTTGCCAATTCTCATGGACTTGTATGGCTAAAGAATTGGTATCAAAGAACAAGTATACATGGGAAGAATCTGAAATGATTGCCAAACGTGCCTTGACAGAACCAGTCCTACATGATACAATAGCAGAATCGAATGCATTGTATTTCCATGCAGTTTATATAAAACCAGGTTGGAGTAAAACTAAGGTCGTTAAACAAATAGGAAACCATATATTTTATAGTAAGATTTAATATGCCAAGTCGTGATGAGATTAAAGAATTTAGTATGATGGTAGAAAAACTGGCGACAGATGAGCATCTAACATTAATGGATGCCATCTGCCACCATTGTAAAGAAACTGGTTTAGAAATTGAAGTGGCTGCCTCTATGATATCTTCTGCTCTCAAAGCAAAGATTCGTGAAGAAGCACAAGAGTTAAATTTATTGAAAAAGAGTTCCAAACTGCCAATATGACCGAGAATACAGGCTTTACGGCCTTCTCATTATATAATGCTTTAAAGTTACATTTCACCTCAAACAGTTATGATTACTTTAAATATAATGGTAAGACCAATGTATCACAACAATCTTTTCTGAAACGAAAAGATAAGTACACTTTCTATAAACTTTCCCGTAAATATTCAATAGAAGAATTAAAACTATTTTATGTTGCCAATTTTTTAGATGGTGATAAATGGGTTGGTGATATGAATACCGCCAATGGTGAAGATGTATATACAAAGTGGCAAAAAACACAACAATCATTGACATATACATTTGAAAATGATATAATGGTTTTATTAGATGAATGTGGTACACCTGATGATATGTTGAATGTTAAAGATGGTAACTATCCATTGTTATTAAAAAATACTCAACAGAATGTAACTCATTTGGAAACCTTGTGTATACTAAATGATATTATGAATTTTATTCCAATGTGGGATAAAAAAATTGATGATGATATTATTTGGCCAGATTTTAAAATGAAATGTTTAAAGTATACGCCTTTCATACATTACGATAAAGAGAAGTTTTTACATATATTAAAGAAAAGAATTAAAGAATATGCCTAAAATTAGTATGATATATTTGGACATGGATGGAGTTATCGCTGATTTCGATACTAGGTATAAAGAACTATACAAAATTTATCCAAGTGAAGCTGATACCTATAAAGTGTTTGATAGCTTTTTTACACAGTTTATTGCTGACGAACAGTTTGCCAAATTAGATTTAATGTCTGATGCAGTAGAATTGATTGAGTATCTAAAAACTTTATCTATACCAACTGAGATTCTATCTTCAACATCATCCGAAAAGCGTGATGCTGAGATTAGAAAACAGAAATTGGAATGGTTAGATAAACACAACATTACATTTCCTGTAAATTTAGTACCAGGTAAAAGATTTAAAAAAGATTATTCTAACTCAAATGTACTATTGATTGATGATACATCCGTTAACATTGACCAATGGCGTAGCGAGGGTGGTGTTGGTATACTTCATACTGATACCGCCACCACATTGGCAATATTACGCCAATACGTTTGACAATGGATAAATACTATGATATAGTAGTTGATTATGAGCAGTAATTTGAAAGCAGTTATATTCCGTTAATACACCGTTTATACGAAAGGTAGCACAATATGAGTTTCGCAAATCTAAAACGCCAATCTGGCAATCTCGATAAATTATCTAAAGCAATCGAGGCACTCTCCCAAACATCCGAAGGTGGTTCAGAGAAATCTGATAATTTCTGGCGGCCAGAAGTTGATAAAGCAGGTAATGGCATGGCCGTTATTCGTTTTCTTCCAGCATCTGAGAAAGATGGTGATGATGGTCTGCCTTGGGTTAAAATCCATTCACATGGATTCCAAGGACCTGGTGGTTGGTTAATTGATAATTGTTTGACCACAAAGAATCAACAATGTCCAGTATGTGAACACAATTCTACATTATGGAATTCTGGCATTGAAGCAAATAAAGATGTAGTTCGTAAACAGAAGCGTAAGTTAAACTATATCGCCAATGTATACATTGTTTCGGATCCTAAACATCCTGAAAATGAAGGTAAAGTGAAGTTGTTCCGTTTTGGTAAGAAAATCTTTGATAAGATTACTGAAGCGATGAATCCACAATTTGAAGATGAAACACCAGTAAATCCATTTGATTTATGGAAAGGTGCTAACTTTAAGTTGAAGATTCGTAAAGTAGAAGGTTATCAGAACTATGATAAGTCTGAGTTTGATTCTCCATCTGCTTTGTTATCTGATGATGATGAGTTGGAAAAGATTTATAAATCTGAATTCTCTTTGCAAGAATTGATTGCAGATAAAGAATTCAAATCATATGATGACTTGAAGAAGCGTCTTGACAAGGTTCTTGGTTTAAATGGTGAAGCACCAAAGACAACTGTAGAACAAGTTAAAGCGAAAGAGTTTTCTGCACCTAAGAAACAAGCAGAAGATTCTCCGTTTAAAGACGATACATCAGAAGATGATGATATGGCTTATTTCTCAAAACTCGCTGAAGAAGATTAAACAACCCTTGTACTATTGAGAATCATTCTTTGAAATGTTTCTTCAGCGTTTCTTACAGAAGGTAGTGCCACTTTGGTACTACCTTTTTGTCCTTCCGTTTTCTGATTATTTGTAATTATCATGCCTTTATCAGAAGGTGCCTGAGGTAATTTCATATCCAAGTTTTCACTATTTACAGAATTTAATTTTTGAGCAACATTTGGTGATGATATTTGAGATGTCATAGCCGCTGGTGCAGGTACAATAGATTCATTTGGAGATAATGATTCAGATATATCTGATGGTTTAGCACCAGAAACAGGAGATGAAGATGTTGATAAATTGTCTACGGGTGAAGCCATAACTTCAGACGATGATGTTGTTGCAGGAGAAGCTTTTGGCTTTGCCATAATTGGATTACCATCATCATCAACTCCAGTATATCCAGCAATTTTTTCAGCTTCAGTTAAACCAGTTTTTTCATCAAATCCAATTTCTTTTAAATAATTATTTTGTATTTCTACGGAATCTAAAAATGGCCAAATATTGGAACGTTTTTTTGCTGAAGGCCTATTTGCAAGAAAATTTTGTCGTCTTTTTACTACGCCACCCTCATTCTCCACAACATCCATCATTTGTCTATTGGCTTCACCGGCATCACCAGCAGCTAATATACCTTTAGTGGTTCCTTCTGCATTTTTGTCCATACCCAATAATGCTGCCAATGATGTGGCTGCTAAAATAGCAAGGCCTACAGGACCAGTAAAAAATCTAGCAACACTAATTAATGTTTTTGCAAATTGTCCTAATGCACCTAAATCACCCAAATCATCCAAGAAACTTCCACCACCCGTAGACGTAACTTTTGTTGCTGTGTTATTAATATTAGTTACACCAGCACCACCAAGTGCTTTTAGAAAGTCCTCATTTTGTTTTTCTCTTTCAAGGCTTTGTTCTACTCTAAATTGATTTTTCTTTTCATCAGATTTTAATCTATCTTCATAATTTGTTTTAAGTAAATTGTAAATACTTAACAAAGAATCCATTACTTTACTGTCTGATTCTAAATTAGGAATTTTAGTTGCTTTCGAAGAATCTTTTTTTATTGTACCTGCAGGACCACTTTTATTAAAAGTTTCTTTGACTACATCTTCAGATAACCACCTATCATTACCTAAAGATGAAGCAAGTAATCGTGCAAAAGCAACAACATCCATTCTTGTGGCAAGTTGTTTTGTAAAGCTGGATGCTTTTGGTTTAGTAGTTTTTTTAGTTGCCATTTAACCTTTTAACTTTCTTTCGTAAGCATTTGTATCGTCTGAACCACCTGAGGAACCTGATGATGGAGTTTGTGTGGTAGATGTTTTATTATTATTTACTATAATTGGTGGTTTTTCTTGATTTGCAGCAACAGCATCGGCTTTTAAATTTTTGTTTTCGTTGGAAATATTATTAATTTTATTACCATCTTGATTCAACATCTGTAAAGCCATTTGACTTTCAGTATCAAATCTTTTATTTACACCTGCTCTAACTGCTTCTGTACTTGATCCAAATTTAGTTCTTCTAATATCATAAACATTTTTAATAATTATTTCTGATTTAGCATTAGGTCCACCAGAAAGTTCTAAAGCCTTTTTAAAAATTGATGTTGCGCCACCTGCACCATGTTGAACTGCTGTACTCCATACAACATCTTTGATTGCAGCTGGTTGTTGGTTGACATCATAACCAAGTTTACCTATTGATTTTACTGCAGGATCATAACTTTCTTGTTGTATAAAATTGTGCTGAGCTTCACCAAATTCTTTTGGGTTTTGTTTGGCAATTGATTTCCATGCATCAGGAAAATCTCCTTTTGTTGAACCTGTATCTGCTTTACCAGCAGATGTTAATGTTTGAGCCCAATCAGGATGAGTTTTACTTAAAAAACCAATAAACTTTTGGGGTACACCATATTTTGAAGCCATTTGATAAGTACCATAACTTGTACCACCCGTAGAATCATAACCAACAGCAGCGGGGCCTTCTTTATTAGATTCAAATTTTGCGCTTAAAGCACCAATACTTGTACCAGCTAAAACTGCACCAGTAACAACTCTTGCGGCAGTAGGAACTGCAAGAGAAGGTGCAGCTGGTGCTGTTGGTGCTGCAGTTGGGGGAGTTGGTGTTTTGAGTGGAGCTTTTTCTGCAGTTGGTGGTGGGGCTTTTTCAGGTGGCGCCTTATTTTCAGGCTTTGTTTTCTCTTTTTCTATTTCTTTTTCTTGTTTTACTTCTTTGGCTTTTTTTCTTCTTTTTGGTTTTTTACTACCTAAAGCTTCAAGAATTTTTTTATTTCTATCTTGTTCTTCCATGTAGGCCAATTTATAATCGACCAAATCAAGTTCAGATTGTAATTTTTCGTAATTTTGGATTTTGGATAATAGGTCGTAGATTGAACCTAATACTTCCGCCATTGTTTGTGGTGGTGTGTCAATAACCGAAGATTTACCAAGGCGAGAAGCACCCAAAACGTTTTCAGTCGTTAAGGGTGATACCTTTTTGTCTTGTTTATCTCCAAGTTTCATTTACTATTTTCTTTGCCGTTCTTTAATTTTCTGATTTTCTTCTTCAATATATTGGATCAACAAAGCTATGTAAATATCTCTTTCCCAAGGCATCATGTTTTCAAGTTCGGTCAAGCTATACTTATGGTGTTGCATTAACGAAAAATTCGTTTTATAATAATTACTCAGATTGTCATGACGAAATGTTAACCGAAAAAATTTTCTAACCCTTCCACCTCTATCGTGTGGTGGAAGCCACACTTACTACAAGTCATATCGATGGTATTTTTTAACTTTGGTAAATTTTGAAAAAATTGTTCTACTTTATTAAATTGTTCTTGATTCATTGTTTCGACAAATTCAAGCATTTCACCTGGTTGTGCTTCATGTCCATAATGAAACTGTTCACCATCGTAAATATATTCAATTGATTGAGCAACCATATTGAAGGTGAGTTCGTTAACATCTTTAATATTCAAAGAATCTTTAACAATACCAAACTCTGGATATTTAAGTTTGATTACAATATTATCAGTCAGTTTAATTTCGGGACTAATATCTTCTGGAATATCAACAGCAATTTTTGTTAAATCAATATTGTTTTCCATAATATTACCACATTCTTTATCTTCAACAATATTATTACAACGGTATCTAGATTCAACAATTTCACCAACTGACTTGGCTCTCAACTGTAAGAAGTAATATTCAATATCCATAACTGGTAACTTATACACATCAATATCTTGTGTGATGGTACAGTTATTCAATATATCAAATATACATTGATGGACGGTTTTAGAATCATCAGATTCAATTGCCATCAATAAATTTCTTTGTTCTTTAACTAAGAAAGGTCTAAATTTAATTGTCTTTTTTGAGACCGGTAATTCAATCTCATAAGACGGCACATCAAGTTTTGGTAAAGCCATAACAACTCCTCAATAATATTAAAATATTTTATTAATAAAAGCACCTTGTGCTTGATTTAGAATACCATTCACGCCACCATTTAAACCACCTAAAGCAGAAGCAACAGAATTGATACCAGCATCCACCAATTCCATACCAAGAGCCTGTAGTGAATTGTTTTGCCATGAAGTATAAGCAAAAGTTACAGACAATTTATGATAACCATCATCACCCCAATTTAAATCCATTTGATTGATAGACACAGGAAAACAATCAAGCAAATTAACAGAATATGATAATTCATTGGTTACATCATATTGATTAATGGTAATCGTTGTGACATAATCACCTTTATATCTCATATTATTATTGTATAAAGGATTGATATAGTTCATCCACGCATCAAAAAATACTTTTTGGTTCATGTCATCATCAACAATAAATGTTAAATCTAAGTCATTATATGTGTTGAGATAAGGATACTTTTCAATTGGTCCATATGTTTTTTGTTCTGTCGTAGCA